AGGTATAAAAGTTCTTAATCACCTTTTCAGTTACTCTTTCTACAAGTTCTTCAAGTTGGTCATCTGTTAGGGGAAATTGTGCGTTGGACATAATTAGGTTGCTTGAGTTTGAGAGGTTAAGATTCCGTGGGTAAATGTCATGGAACCATTTGTTCCTGTAAGTGTTAATTTTGCTGTAGTAATTGTGACAGATAATCCTGTAATTGCTGATATTGCTGAAGTATTATTTCCGTACAAAACTCCAGTAAGTCCTGGAGTCTTAATATTGGATAGATTTGTGTTGGCAATGTTGCCACCAGTAATAGATACATTATCCGAGTTTTGTGTAGATAAAGTCCCAAGACCATTAATGTTTCCGTTAGTCTTATAGAAGACTTGGTAAAACCAATCCCTAAACTGACGGGTATCTACACCTTGGTTAGTAGGAGGTGGTGGAGGAAGGTTGGTAAATGGATTGACAGCCATTATTCATCATCTTCTTGGTCGTCGAATTTCCAATTTTCTGCGTATCCGTACTCTTGTAAATCTGGTATTTGCCATTCTAATGTTTCGCCCACGTCATCTCTTACATTAATACAGTCAGGAATATCAATTTTCTTGACGTTCTTATAGGCACGTTCACAGGCTTGTTTAACGGTTTTTCCTACCCCGTTTGCCACTAGGACATAATCACCTGCCGTCACTAGGCACGGACGCTCTGTAACACCGTTCTCGTCGTTCTGAGGGGCATTCCCAACCATCACCTCACATAAGGCGTAGTCGGTAGTTAATTCATCGGGTAAACCATAGATAGGAAATCCTGTATGGTCACGCCCCGTAGTCTTAGACCTAGGGTAATCCCCAATAGGGATAACGATACCAGTAGCAGTGTCGTAACTAACTTTGAGAGTATCTTTGCCATTTAATAAGTCAACCATCCAATCTACGACAGAACCCTTGTGAAGGGCTTGTTGAATGTTAAATAAAGGCCAACCTTTACGCATTGTCCATTCTAGGGGGCGTGGTTCACCTTTTTCATCCACAATAAAGGCTAAATCTACATAGCCAGTATGTCCAATAAAGCATAGGTAGTCTTCAAAGCGTTTTAAGGTTTCATCAAAGATATTAGATTTAGTAACATATTTGATAACAGTTCCCTGTTCACCTGTGTTACAGCCATAGTTACCTGACATGAGCTTCTTATGCTCAAATCCTTCTAGGATGTTCTTACCAAAACCATTAGGGCCTATCCAAGCTCCTACTCCGAACTCGATACCTGGGACGAACTCTTGGAGGATGAAGTCTCTTCTTTTTCCTGTTTCTTTCCATCGTTGAAGCATGAAGACCATATCTGCTGCAGATTTAGATACATAAGATAGAGCCTTGTCTGCATCACCACTGGGTTTAGAGACGTATCGTTTGGGATTAGCTTTAACAAAGTCAATAGCACTGTTGTAGTCCTTAAATTCAAATGAAGGGATAACTGCAAGTCCTGCCTTCTTCATAATGTCTTGACCATAATCACGGTCTAGTTCCATCTTGGCACCAAGCATATTAGTACCGATAATTGGGTAACCCTCTTCATGGAACTTTTCTAGTTCCCGCATTTGAAAAGCGTTATCCGATAATACGATGAGGTCTGCTTGTTTGGCATGGCTTTGCCAGTTCTGTACTTGGTCAATAAGCCCTTTACCAATTGGGGAACGCTCCTGACCATGAGGACGAATCCATTGTTTAACTTCATGCCCCTCAGCAAGACAACGAACACCAAAGTCTACAAGAGCACCTGCTGGGTCAAGCAATAATACCCTCATTTGATTTTCTTTCTAGTCTTGCCTGAAGGTGGTTTACCTGCTTTAGCTTTAGATAAGGCAATAGCTACTGCTTGCTTTTGTGGACGACCAGCTTTCACCTCTTTGGAGATGTTAGAAGAAATAGTCTTTTGAGATGAACCTGATTTAAGTGGCATTATTTTTTCTCCTGTTTAGAAATTTCAGATTTAGCCTCTGTTCCACCAATCATTGTAGCAATAGCTTTTCCTGTTTCAGGGTCAGCAATCACTTGTTCAAATTTCTTTCTTTCACGAATTGGTAAACCATCAATTAAATCTTTAAATGTTTTAGCAGACTTTGCAGAATCAGTTAAGTACATCATTGTCTTTTTATCAACACGCTCTTGCAATACTTCTAATATGCTATTAGCAGCATTCTTTTTGGCACTAAATAAACCAAATCCAGGTATTTTAAATTTGCTTACATTATTCTCTAAAACGGTCTTTAAACGCTCTTGACCAAGTTTAGCTTGTTCTGTAGCAGCTTCTCCAGCTTTAACCTCGCCAGCAACCTTTTCAAGTCTCATAGAGGCATTGGCACTCATTTCTTTGGCTAAATCATATTTACCAGCACCAAAAATAGACTCAACGGTCTCTGGTTTATTGCCTTCAACAAATTTAACAAATTCAGATGGAGATGATTGGTATAGTTTTAATGCTTCAGCACCAGCTTTAGTTTGTGCTATTTCTTGAGATGCAGAAGCATAATCTTTTAAATACTTTGCATAATCTGTGCCGCCAGCTTCTTCAACAGCATTAACAATTAAAGGATTAATCTTGGCTGTAATTTGTCCTGCAAACTTTTTCTGACCAGCAGGGTCTCCAGCAAACAATTTCTTGGCTACAGCATTAACAGAATTCTTACGAATACTATCTAATGCAAAGGCATCAATAACACCACCCTCATTAGTCCATTTTTGAATGTCTTGACCAATCTTTTTTAGTGCTCTTTCAGCATCTGTGTTACCAGCAATAGATGGGTCTCTTAATTTAGAGCCAATGCTTGAAACAACACTTTTAGATTCCAATGGTTTTAATCCATGAGCCTCTAAACTTTGGCTTGCTGCTTTAGAAAATCTAGCTGCCTCACCAAATGGCAATGAAGCATCAGCAGATTGTTGTGCCACTTGCTCTGCTTTAGGGCCGAGTTCACCAATATAAGTGTATCTAGCTGCACCTACGGGTAAACCCTTATCAATCATCATTTTTCTAGACATTTCTTTTGCTCTATCTTGAGCAGCAGTAAATCTTCTGACATCTTCAACTTTTTGCTCTGCAGCACCAGCCATCCTAGAGGCTTCTTTTTCAAACTTAGGCTTTAATTTTCCAGCAATGTTTGCAGATTCAAGTTCTGTATTTAAAGTAGGAATAAGGCGTTCATTTGTAAACTTTCTCATTTCTTCTTGAGCTTGACGTGCTGCAGTTGCATCTTGACCTTTAGCAACAATTCCAAGTTGTTTAATTCTTTCTTGTTCTTGTTTGCCAAATAAATTAGCAAAAAACTCAGGGTCTTTCTTTTGTGCCATTTGCAAAAGAGCTTGTGCAGTAGGAGCAGTCAATTTTGGTTGACCAGTTTTAGGGTCAATTGCAGACATTGCTTGTGATGCGGTTACATCATCAGCAACACCTTCTAATGCTTTTCTAGCAGCGGGTAAATTTTCACCAAGTGCTTCACGAGCAATCTTGGTAGCTTTTCTTTCAGCACCAGTTTGTGTAAATGCTCTAGCTTCTTCTAATGCAGAGGTAGCTTTTGATATTGCTGGAATGGCTTTTTGTGCTGCAAAAGGCAATCCAATATCTGTTGCCAAACTTCCCATCATTCTTTCTAATGGTGGAATTTGTTGCAACTTTGATTCATAACCTTGAACACTTCTTTCCAAAAGTTTATTGGTTATGTCTTTTAATCCCATCCCCATGTTGACAACACCTTGTGGCAATACGCCAGGCAATGCTTTTTGAGCCATTTGAGTTGGAGCAGATAAAACTTGAGCGCCCTGTTGAGCTACTTCAGGAATAGTTTGTTTTGCACGAAGTGATGCTGCTTTGATAATGTCTTGCATAGACTTACCATAGCCTTCACCTTCAGTAGCAGACGGTATTCCCATAGGCTCTTGCATTGGAATATCAGCACCATAAGTTGCAGGAGCACTTTCTACTGATACTTGTGCTTTAGGTTCAACCTTTGTTTCTGATTGACCCAAATGAGAAAGAATCTTCTCTTTAGCTTTAGTTGGGTCTGTTTCAGAAATATCGTAATGCTGACCTTGGTATTCGTATACTGGCATAGTAGTCTTTAATCTAGTTTGATTGGGTCTTCTTTAGTACCAGTTCCCTGAGACTTTTTGCTACCGTACTGTTTTGTAGCAAATTCAGTAAATGTTAAATCAGGGTTATCTTTTGCTGCAGAAGCTGCGTCATCAAGCTGTTCTTGAGTA